GGGACAGTGTCATCGGGTGAAATCTTCGATTGTGATGAACAAGCATGTCTTAAAAACTTTGGTCAAAGCACATCAGGAGATGAACCCAGAAACAACTATGATAACGATTGGACACCTTGGACTTTGTCTCCGTTTTAATATTGGCAGGCTCTATGAAGCTGTCGAGGACGGAAAGGTAAAGTGGTCAAAAGAGGTGAATGTGATCGGACAAGATATGGTTGCTGTTCAAATGGAAAAACACATGAGTGGGTTGCGCTGCGTGAATCACGTAGTGCTACCGGAAGATCATGTGACGAAGCTTTGGCTGATTGGCTGGGCCCCAAATCCGCAAGGAAGGTGGGCCCAGTACGTAACTCAAGTCAAAGGTATTCGTCGAGGGCCTGAAATCCACTATGAAGCGGGTCATTTTGAGGGTTTGTGCGGTGCTGTTCTAGCGCTGGATCAACCGGGAATGAACGTGGTGGGAATTCATGGGTTGGGACACGTGGCGAACGATCATTGTATCGCCATGGCTGTGCTCCAGAAAAACCAAAATGCAGGGGTTTTTCCGATCTTGCCTGCCCCCTCCGAATTCCAAGGGGAGAGCTCGTTCCTGAGTATGCCGCGATCAAGTGGCATGACCAGGTTCTAGAGCATGGGGTGGCAGGCCTCGAGGTGGGAAAGTCTGATCCAACTTTCTCAAAGAAAACAATAAAATTGGATCATGAATGGATTGGCATGGTACGTGAAAGTAAGCTGAATCGTGCGAGTGGGTTTGCGCCTGCTCGCTTGACTCTGTCGGCTTTCAACCAGCAATACCATAAGTTCACAAAAATTACGGAAGCCGTTGACGATCTTGTCTTCAGGGCTTTCGATCTTCTGAGAGGTGTGTTAGAGAGGGGCATAGGCCCTTGTCACATACTCTCGGAACAAGAAGGATTGGAGGGAAAGAAAGATGAGGATGGGATTCTTCAGCCGATTGATACTTCGACCAGTGCAGGCTATTTATTTAGCAAGCGCGGGAAGAAGCGAGATTGGTTGGAGCAAAACCGCTCTCATTGGGACGAATACTGTAGGATTGATTTCCAAAGTGTTTGTTCCCAAGTTCCCTATTCGTGGATATGGCGTCTCTCGCTCAAAGATGAGAAGCGCGATGTTGAACGAGTTGCAGCAAATAAAACTAGGGTCTTTTGCGCAGCACCATTCCCCGTCCTGATAACGGGACGAAGATGCACGGGTGATTTCGTGCGCCGATTTTACCATCTCCAAAAGAGCGGCTCTTTTGTGACTACTGTGGGAATCAATGTTTATGGTGGAGGATGGCACAAGCTTGTGCAGTCTTTAACCGATGATTTTAAGATTCAAACAGGTTACGAGGGAGACGTGTCTGGAATGGATAAGAGTATGGGCACGTGGATCATTTGGCATGTTGGGTTGCTTGTTGCAAGCTTTTACCCGGAAGACGACAGAAATACAATTCTTGCACATTGGTCTAGATATGTGCATAAACTGGTGGTCGATCTAGAGGGAAATATTGTGTGGCTAGACCTTGGCAACCCAAGTGGAGGCCCAGACACAGTCGTGATCAATACGATTGTAGCTATCTGGGCGAATATTCTTGCTTGGCTCAAACTTGAGCCGAACCTTACTGTTTCACAGTTCCTGGCTATATGTCACGACGCGATCTACGGAGATGATCTTTTTGGATTTTCGCGCGTGATGACATATGATACTATGGAATGGGCTGTGAACCGGATGGGTTTCGAGTTTTCGGGGCGAGATGGAGTTCTTGAAAATCTTTCTTTTCTAGGACGCAAGACAGTGCTAGTAGGCGGTTATGCTTTGCCTAAATTGGAGGCAAACCGCGTTCTCGGGATTATGGAGTGGGTTCGAAATGAAGAACCTGCTGCTCAATTATCTCGAGTTCTTGCAGCATATGTCCAATCATTCCCTCTGCTTTTTACTGAAGATGCAGAGGTTTTTGTGGTAATTCGGAAATATTTGATGCGGCTGGTAGAACGCTGCTCTCAGAGTCATGACTCAGAGCTGCGCGCAGCCGCACGGAGTATTCCGAGTCCCTATGAACTTGGTGAGTTCTATACAGGGTTCCAGAATGCATTGCGAAATGAGGTATTCGATAAGCTGATCGGCGCGGATCAGCTTCGGTGCCAAGAGGAAAGAAAATGAAGACGCCTGCTGCGCGGGCGCGCAAGCTTCGAGCCAAGAAGGCTCGTAAAGCTCGGAAGAACAAAGGACAAACGAGTGAAAGATCCAAAAAGTGGTTTTTTGGAACTGGCCCCATTAGTGCTGGACCCGTCAATTTCGGGGGCATGAATATGGGGTCAGGCTCGGCCCCGTCCGGGAGGGGGAGTAGATCTATGCTCAACGATACTGTTGGGGTTGCTCCTCGTTCACGAAACGTTCAAGTCGTCCTTCCCCGCCTGAGTACAGAACTCGGGGGAAGGTACGGCGCGACAGATGTTTTGAAGGGAACTGAGTTTCTCAAGTCTGTGGGAACAGATTCCCTGGGGACACAACCCGGGGATATTCTGGCCATGGTCATGATTAATCCTTCGAAATTCGTGAAAACGCGACTATTGCAGTTTGCGGCTCTTTACCAACGATATAGATTTCGTAAGGTTCGTTTCATCTACGAACCTATTGCGAATGCAACCGTGTCTGGACAGTTGATTGGTTTTGGTGACTACGATGTAGATAACCTTCTCCTGTCTGACACCCCGGACAATATTCGTATTGCGGCGGCACACATTGGCCAACAGATTTGCCAATTGTGGGAAGGGCGTGATTTTCCGTTTGGAGTTCTCGACGATTTCACGACCCTCTTTACCAGCCTCGCCGAGGCTGAAGCAAGACTCATCTATCAGGGTGTGTTCTATCTCATCGCAAGTTCGGTCATTGAAAATGACCTCGCGTGTGGAAATTTGTACATTGAGTACGAGATAGAGTTCAACATACCAATCCTGGCCGAGAGTGATGTGACGGATTTTCAAGCCCTACAGCTCAAAAGTGTAGGAGGCACAAGTGATTCGTTACCGCTCGGTACAGCACCAATCGTCGATCCGACTTTTGGACTTCTTTCAAACCTGGTGTATTCGTACGATCCAGGAACAGGAACTGTGACGCTGACTGCCGCTCCATTGGGGCAGTATATCGTATCTTGTGAAGGAACTGGTGGAGGATGGATATCGGGAGTTGGTTTGACCAGTAATGTGGCCATGAATGGCACTGTGACTGGTCCCAATACTATGGTGAGGATGACAGCAGGCATGATGAATATATCTGGAAATGCCCCAACTAACGTTGGGACTGAGGGTGATTCTTCAGAGGGCCTGTTTCTTCTCACTGTGGTTTCTAACCCGGTTATCCTTGACTTTGCGATTGCTCAAACCGATGGTACGACTACAAATGTGACCGCTGGCCAGGTGAAGATCTATAGCCTGGGTAATTTGAGTGCTTTTGTTGCACAGAGAAAGAGTCGATATGTCGATGATGTTCTTATGCAGCATGGAAGAGTCTTGAAAAACAAGCAAGACGCCGATGCGTCGGAGGGAGAGTTGGATGTAGTGAAAGATGCTGTTCAAAATCTACTTGCCCAAGTCAACCAAATGAAGCTAGAGATAGCCGAAAAGGAGTTGGCAAAGCAGGTGGATCATGAGTGGATATCTCAAACGAACCAACTCTCCGATGACGTGTGTTCAGAAGAAGAGGAATCGCTCAATCGAGCTCGAGTCCTATCACTTTATGACCGCAAAGGAAAATGGCGTGAAACTCCTATACCCGAATGAGGGAGCGGGAGTCTGTTAGCAAGAAAGTTATACTTTCTTTCTTGCGTCCTAAAC